GCATTTGTTCCGTCAGATACATCAAAACGATAGGTACGGCCGGGTGTGAGAGTTAGATAAGGTGCTTGCACTCCATCTAGTACAAATCCATTCAAACTACCTGAACCATGATACCTATGTTGTCCACTTACCTTTGCTGCAACTGTAACAACAATTGTAGTTGTTGCACCATGTGGGGCCCTGAGTGAGTTGTAACCCTTCAAGGTGACTGTATTTAAATCAGTTGTCACCAAAGTTGGAAAAGTTCCAACACCTGAAGCATTAACGTTGGTTACACTTACGCTCGGATTCCCTGTAAGTCCTTGTGCGTTGACTGCTAGTGTCGCTGTATTTGCTAGTATCGCTGTGGTTGCTGTGCCTGTGACATCCCCAACAACATCTCCTGTAAGATTACCTGAAAATGCACCTGAGAATGTTGTAGCTGTGATAATGCCAGATGCCCTTATATTACCTGATGTGCTTATTCCGACTCCTATACCATTATTTGGATCTCCACCCACTTGGAAAGGGTTGGCTGGGTTAGTAGTCCCCACACCCACGCTTCCATCATTGTAAATTGATGTGACACCAGCACCTAAATTGACATCTACCCATTGTGATGTAGGTATGTTAGATAATGATGAACCATCTCCCTTAAATGTGGTCGCAGTCATCACACCACTTGTCGCATCTAGAATAATATTATTACCAACTTTAACTTGATTAAATGTTCCAACACCAGTTACATTAAAGTTTACTGTAGATGTTACTCCTGTTATATTTGCATTTCCTCTTACGTCTAATAATTGATCTGGACTCGTAGTACCCAAACCCACACGATTGCCTCTAACAACTAGAACCTCATCGTCTACTTGTACTCCATCTCTGAAATTAAAGGTCTTTCTTATATCAGCCATTTATAATAAGATTTTTAGTTATTTATTCAGTTTCTTTATTGCCGAAGAAACTCGTAATGGCATATCTACCATATCCATCAAAATAGTCTGAATCCTGTATTTTTACTTGAGACACACCATGTTCCACCCAGCCGGGCATCATGATCAATGAGTTATTATCACAATTAAACTTGTAATCATATTTAGGAAAGATTAATTCACCTCCTTCAAACTTTTTAGGTTCACGATAAAAGTATGAGAAACCTAAAAACTGTACTGTCTTATCAATGTGTGGGTCATAATAATCTCCATTGTGATAATATCGAACTTTTGTTGTGTCATAGTTACAAGACTTTGCAATGTAACAACAATCATGTATATTACCAAATGCTTCTAATACTTTTTCATCAAAAACTTTTCGATTTACTGTCAATATATTAGATATGTGTCGATATTGTTTTGGATATATTTTATCCAACCAGATCGCTTTTGAATTTGTTTTTTCTACTACACCACCAAAGTCTTTTGCTTCAAATAATTTACCATCTTTTGTAAAAAAATCTAGTTCCTCCCATATTAGTTTAAGTTCATGTTCATCATAAAAATTATAAAAAATTATGTGCGGGAAAGGTTCTTGAAATACATCAGCAGATATATTATAATTCATAATTTCACCTCGATGTCAGGGTCAACATCAATATACAAAAATTCCATACTTTCATCTGATTCATTTGCACCACGATGTAGTTTTTCAACATTAAAAATTTCAATTTTGCTCTGCTCCCAATATATTTTTTCTTTTGTATCTAACCATTCTATATAACATTTTTTTCCAGAAGGAATTTTTAGTGGCAGTTGTATTCTTCTAAATTGTTTTCCCCATAAGTTAAAATCTCTATGTGGTTTTGCCTCTAATTTTGGTGGATATGTTATAAACGCAACACCATAAATTTTATCATCTTCTATAATATTTTTCACTTCGTTAGTAATAAATTTATCTCGATATACTTTTTTATTTTTTCCAAACTTAATATAACATACAGATGGATCGTACTTCATATATTTTGAAGTAATACTTTCCCTTCTCAAAGGAAATCTAGTGGATTTTGCCCAGTTTTCTAAGACAATAATATCAGATTTAGTAATCATAGTTTCGTAAATAATCCAATAACAGCATCATTAAGAACCACATCATAATGTTTAAAATCTAGTTTCGCATAATCCATCGGATTGACTTCTTTATTGTTAATTATTGGTTTCCCTTTAAAGCAAATCAACCAACTCTTATCATCACCATCAAAAGAATCTTTGACTATTTTACCATCCCAATTTTGTTTTGGGTCTATGGCATTAAAACCAAACATATGGTATGGACTTGATGATGTATAAACTCTTTGACTATACAAATAATCTTTTACATCTACAAAATTATTAGAGTCAGCATCTAGTGAAATATAATTAGATTCAAATGGTCTTCCCATTTTTACGCTACCTTTCGTTATTATGTGATAGATTGCATTATTATCTGGAAATCCGTCTGTAAAAATTCCATTTGCTTCTCCATACCCACCACACAAAACAAATTCCTCACATTTTTTTATAAATTTTTGAATCATAATTCTATTCTCCTCATGTGAAGTATTTGAATTTTACGATTATATCTTTTCACGCATATCACTTTGCCTACTAAATCTTCTATCTTGAAATCTCCCTGTAAATTAGTTGGTATGTTTTCCTCTATTGTTTCAAGTTTACTTTCTTGTTTTTCAATTCTTCGCACACCACTCTTATTTGCTAAACTTTCTGAAAAACTATCAACATCAAACAAATCTAGATCATCACAATCAACCGCATATGATTTATATTCGTCAATTGGTTTTCTTGATTTCAAATTACAAAAACTCACAGATATTCTATTTGTTTCAGGATTATAACGATGTATTTTATAAATTATTTTCACCTTGAATTATTCCCCATGATGTTGCAATATATTTAGTTCCACCTAATGGTGGATTACCTCTATGAGTATGTGTGAATGATGCTGGAAAAATAAGAACATCACCTGCAACTGCCTGTTCTCTTCTTTGTTGATAAAGAAATTCGGTTTCACCCCCATCAAAATCATCATTCAGATATACCTGCACAACAAACTGTCTCCCCGCAACTTCTAACGCACCGTTTTCATAGTGCCATGCATGAAATCCACCACCTGCGGGTATCTCTTTTAATTTTATATCATGAAGTAGAAATTTTCTTTGTCCGAGAACTTGAAATGCTTGCAAATATTCATCTACACAAATTTTTAATTTAGGAAAAATCTCGTCAGCAAGTCTACTTGATGCAGAAAAATTATACTCATGAGTTATATTAATAACTTTATGATCTTCTCTCGTTAGTTTCTCTTTATCATAAAACAATAGATGATTCTTATCAAAGAAATGAATACCCTCTATAATTTTATCACAGTCCTCTTTTGTAAAAGCACCACTATATCTTCTTATTAAGTCAGTCTCAAATGCCATAAAACAAATCTCGTATCAATATTATATCATATATTTAAATTATTGCACAGTCGTTGCATTTGTCGCACCGTTAATTGATCCACTATTATTGATTGATACTGAAATTGAGTTATTTGTTCTTCTTATTGCAGCACCATTTGCACCTGCTGCTCCACCACCTGAACCTGATCCTTCTCCCCCAGAACCATTGCTACCTGCATCTGGTGCTTCACCGGGTGAACCACCTTCACCTCCTCCACCACCAAAGGCTTCATTTCCATTATTACCACCACCGCCACCTTCACCGGCCTCACTTAAACTATCAGCACCTGTTCCAGCTGATCCACCTGATCCACCAGAACCACCGCCACCACCACTGCCAAGTGGTATTCCGCATCCTCCACCACCTCCTCCACCAGAGGCAGTTCTCCAAGATTTATGGTCATAGTCAAAGGCTCCTCCACCTCCTCCTCCACCACCAAATCCACAAGAAATTATACCACCACTTGAAACATTTACAGTAGCATTGTATTCTACACCTAATCCACTTGTTCCGGGCTGACCCTGACTTCCATTTGAGTTACCATTTCCACCATTTCCACCATTTCCACCACCACCGAAAATTCTTCCCGAACCACCAACATCAACTTGTAAAGTAGTGCTGCCATCCCAAGATCCTGTTCTCAATGCGCAATGATCAGGATCAGACTTTTCAGAACCAATTTGTTGATTCACATGTATGTGTACCTTTGTACCACTTGAATTAGATGGTCTTGTTCGATAACCACCAACAACCGCAACCTGATTATTACCTCCAATCATTCCATTGCTATTATATCTAGACTTCGCGTTTAATCTATTTCCACCAGCACCTGATGACCAAAAATTCACAACCTGTTGAAGTTGTGTCCCTCTAAATTGACTCATTTTTATTTGACTATTATTAGTTCCAACAGAACCTCCACCATCTATTGAACTAAAAGATAATTGACCTATTGATTGTGGATAATTAGATCCATTTGCCAGTGTGCGGTAGTCTCCTAATTTAGTTTGAGAGCCGCTAGTATAACCAAATTCATTGGCTATTTGACTCATACTTATTGATCCTGATGATGGTAGTGTCATTTTTTAAGTTCTTCGATTTCTGTTTTTAGTTCTTTGATCGCTTCAATTAAAAGTGGTACGACTTTCTCATACTGAACTGTTAAATATTCATCACTTGCTGGAGCGTTTTTCACTGCTTCAGGTAGAACTTCTTGTAAGTCTTGTGCAGATACACCAGCATATCTAATTTCTGTATTAAGACCTAGTTCCCCTGCTATTTCATTATGTTTATAAGTAAATCCATTTAAACTTTGCACTTTATCAAGTGCATTTTGAATTGGTTCAATATCAGTTTTTAACCTAATATCAGAGGTAAATGCTGTAACATCATTTGAAAATGAACCAGACCCACCACACACCAAATCACCAGATGTATTCAAATCACCATTATGATCAATATGAGCATTGATTTCTACTGAATTTGATGTAGAATCAAGAACAAGATCACCAGATGTAGTATCAATCTTATTACCATTGATTCTTACATTGTCAGCAGTAAATGAACCATCAAGATCAAGAGTTCCGTTTAGATCAACGTTATCATTAATAATGATGTCTCCACCTGCTGCTTCGATAGTCAAATCACCAGATGTCGTTGTAATTGTATTAGCATCAAGTCTTATATTGTCAGCATCAACTCTAGTAAATGCACCTGTAGATCTTGAGTTACCACCAATCGCAGCATTGTCAATTGTTCCCCCATTGATATCAGCAGTATCAGCGGATAAGGAGTCAATGTTTGCAGTTCCGTCTATAAATAAGTTACGCCATTGCTTAGTAGTAGTACCTAAGTCATGTTGATCATCATCAGCCGGAGCTAACGAACTACCAAATCTACCAGTTACAGTAATCGTATCAGATGTGTTATCACCAAGAGTCGTGCTTCCATTGACTGTTAAGTTTTGATCAATAGTTACATTATTTGGTAATCCAATTGTTATTTTATTATTAGATACTGTTGTCTCAATTTCATTTGTAGTTCCTTCAAATGTTAATATGTCAGTTCCAACTGTAACATTATCATTTGATCCAGAATCAGCAGCGATAGTGAGTGTTGTATCGATATTGTCAATAGTCGCTTTAACTGCTTTTGCAGATACAAGAGTGTCATGATTGGAAGATACTGATGATAGGTCTGTATCAACACTCGTATAAATTTCACTTGCACTAGAGAATCTTAATGCATCAACTTCTAAGGTATCATTAATATCGACTCTTCCTGAACCATTTGCAGATATATTTAAATCTTGATTAGTACCTGTATTAGTAATATTGTTTCCATCTATTCTAATATTATCAATATCTAATTGATTACCAGAGATGGTTCCATTAACAGATAAGTTTGTGTTTACCTGAACGACTTGACCAGAGGCAGCATCTAAAACTAGATCACCACTATCTGTATCAATCGTGTTTGCATTTGCAACACCAATGTCAATATTACCAACATCAATTCCACCACTAAAGTTGACCTCTGATTGGAAGGTTGATATTCCTGAGACTTGGAAATTAGTTGTGATACCAAGACTTCCAATTGTGGAATCACCAAATGCGTTGAATTGTTCACCGACATTAAGATTCTTCTCAACACCAAGTCCACCCTCAAGAACAAGACATCCTGTATCCTTACTTGTTGATTGAGTAGTGTTAGTAATCTCAAAGGTATTATTTAATTTCATAATACCGTTGACAGTTAAATCCTCATTAACCTTGACTAACTTATTAAATGTAACAGGGCCATCAAACTGTGTGAGAATTGTGTTAGACTTACCACCCTCAACAACTAATCTTTCTTTGATGATTACTTCATCAAATATAACGGAAAGTCTTGATGGATCTTCACCTGTGACTGTTGATATAGGAGCGTCAAATGTTCTTTCCTGACCAGTTGCAGAACTAACTCTCTTGTTACCAATAAAGAAGTCACCTCTGTTGTTCATACCAGTGTAAACAACAGTACCACATGATCTTTCTTGTGACTGTACTAAGAACTCTTCACGTTCTGATAAAGTTCTGACCTGTACTTGTGGTAATGCAGTTGAGTAGTTACCGGGCCCGAATCCAAGATATTCAAATGTATGTCCAGAAGCACGAATAATAGATGGTCTACGAAGTTCAATCGCTTTTGGTGTGATCTTTCTAACAATATCACCTGACAAATGATTTTGTTGTGGAGTTCCGAGTGCTGATCTAATTACGTTAATTTGACCTGAACCAGATACAGAAGTGCTCTTGACTCTCATAATCTCGTCGCCAGCCTGTAGATAAGATCCAATTGGGAATCTTGATCTAATCGCAGCAGCATCATTATTACCATTATTTGGTAATGATACAGTAATTATTGTGGAGTTAGTTGCGTTTGCTCCTAAGAAGAAATAATCTCCATCATAGAAACTCAATCCTCTTGAACCTACATTTTCATTTTCCTTATCAGACAAAGGTGTCGCTGATGCAACTCCGTCTGGAAGAATGAATTTTGGAGTGCCAAGATCAACAGTTGTAACAGCAGTGAACTGTGTCGCAGATATTTTCGTCTTAACAAAGTATGATCCTAAATCTTGATTATTAGCATCAAGCACCTTGAACTTTTGACCACTTATCAAACCATGTCCAAGAACTGTAGTAAATGTAGTTGTGTCTACAGAGAATGATTCGCTCGCTATTTCAGCAGATGGCCCTACGTTGATAGCATACTGATCAATTTGCGGTCTTGGTGAAGTTGCAGTCAGTGCGACTGATATTTGTGTAGTAGAAGGTATAGTTGCGATTCGATATAATCCATCGGTTGCAGTACCAATACCTGTAAGTTGAACAACGTCACCTATGTTTGTTGAGATACCAGATGAACCATGTGCATTTGTGACTGTTATTTGTGCAGCAGTTGCGGAGTTACCACCGATAAATTGTCTATCAATTACAAGAGTTTCTGCACCATATCCAGATCCACCCTCAGTGATTGTAACTACACCAACTTGTCCACCAGCGATTACAACAGATGCTCTTGCACCATCCCATGTTGATCCGTCAGAGTTGAATAATTTTATACCATGAAATGTTCCGTTTGTAAGGTTTGCACCAGCAACACTAATTGAGTTTCTATACTTAACAGCACCATATCCATGAGGTCTATCAAATGTGATCGTGGCAAGACCTACGTTACCACCAGAGAAGAAAGTTGTTACACCTGTGACTCTTCTACCATAACCAACATCTTTGATGAGTTTATCAGTTGTTTCTCTGGTGATACTCTTTCTTAAATCATCTGTTGCAACATCACCTATAGGTGCTCTCTTTGCAAATGATACAGATGCTGGTGGGTTTGAATGATTATTATCTCGATCTAATTGTGGATATAAATCGACAACATTTTGTCCAAATTTTAGATCAGTAAACTCTTCACTGATTGCATTATCAGCATGAAGAACAAATAGATGATAGATACCATCTTGAGTGTCCTTTATATATGGACTGATTGTTTCATTTCGGTAGATATAGAAATTACTCTTCAAGTCATTCCTTTCAAATCTTGGGAGAGTGGTTGTTCTTGATGCATCTGTGGTAACAACACTTGTAAAGTTACCAATTGAGTGAACAACTCCGTTAGTGTCTTGAGCGTTATATGTGAAAGTTTTGTCATCTATAATCGATGCAACAGTAAATGATCCATTATAACCTTTATCGAATACTCCTGTTGATGTTCCATTTGCATCATCATCAGTGCAGTTTCTGACAAATATTCTTTCGCCCACTTTTAAATCATGAGGTGCAACTGATACCATTGTTACAATATCAGATGCTTCAGAACAAGTGCTAATAAATCTATAATTTCTCTTGTAATCATAGTCATTACCATCAATATTCTGTAAAGTTACAGATAAATCAGATCGAATACCAGTTGTGCTTGATTCTTGTAATATAAATCCTTCCTCTGGATTTTTTGCGTTATCGCTTTCTTTAGGTACAACTACTCTGATCTTGTAGATTTTCTCATCCAGTGATCTTTCATCAGGAGTTCTTTGTATGAATGATACGGGTGTGTTTGCACCTAATCCTGAAGTCCCCTGCGTATTAATTGTTTGGAATATTTCACTATTACTATTTGTTTTTAGGAACCAATTTGAGTTAGTAACGTCAAATTGTAGTGGTGATCCTACATCACCAGCGGCCTTATCTGAAACACGACTTTCTATTTTAAGTTTTGTTCCACCATATACAATTAATGGGACGTTATTATCAGCATTTGTTTTTGATGATGCTAATTTTATTTGATTACTTGGTGATCCTGCTACGACTATTGCAAAATAAACTGTATTTTCTGTCAAATTTTCTGGTAAATCACCAGAGTCACTTATAATTCTTACCTTTTCACCAGTTATTAATTTATGTTCACCTATTGTGAATGTATTATTAGTTGGGCCAGATGTAACTTTGTATAGTTTTACACTAGAGTCATTACCCGTAGTTCCTGATCCTACAGCAACGTCCATCATGCGGATTGTTGCTTCTCGCACACCGGTTCCTACGTTTGCATTTGTGAAATCAACAAACAATTTATCACTTGATGCAGCACCAACACGATAACCTTGAATTACAGTTGGTGGAACATTATCTAAAGTATCAAACCCAAACAGATACAGATGACTTGTAATTCCTACACTTTTTGTTTTACCAACATCGATTCTTTGCCAATCTACATTTGTTTGAGTTGATGTAATTTCTTTTGGTGTAATGATTTGAGTGATGTATGCTGCATCATCTTTTCCAAACGCATCCTTTTTAAATGAATCACATGCGATCGCAAACTGACCAAAGTTAGAGTTAGAGTTTGTAATTGATGCGTCCGCACCAGTTTCTGCAGTGAAGTGTTTGTTAAAACCAATCGCAAAGACAGATACGATCTGCATAATCGCATCATTCGATAGTTTGATGTGGAATGTTTCACTACCTTTTCGATAAACAGCGTCTGAATCTAAGTGATAAACCTTCGTTGGGTCTTGAGATGAAGATAAAGTTGCTAACTCACTACCAGTTGATGGTGTTGTTGGTAAATTAATTCCTTTATAAGTTCTAGAAACTTGATCATATTTCACAAAACAACGATCATCTTTCTGAAGTGAAATCGCAGTGAACTGAGCGACAACCATTGATTTGAAACCAGTTGCCTTGTCACCGTCAGCATGCATACCGTTCATTCCATAAACAGAACGAAGAGATATATTGAAGATATAAGGTGATGCACCGGAAACTGTATCAGTTTCAATTGTTATTGTACCAGCAGATGTGCTTGGTGATGCTGCTAAATCATCAGGTACAAATGGTAGTAGATATGTAAATGTTCGTAATCCTGTTACATTTTGAACTTTTGTGGATAAATTATATCTCAAATCATCAACACCTTTAACTTTAATTGGTGTACCAGTTGTTAGTGTATGATCTGCTGCAGTTGTGACTGTGATAATTGATGTAGGAGTCGTTCCATCACCAGATTGAATAGATGCAATATTAATTGGATCTGATCCAAATGCACCAACTATTTCAAATTCAGGTCTTTGTGGTGAGAATCCTGTTGTGCTAGAAGGGAATCTATCGGTAGTATCAATAAATCTTGCAGTTTTATTAAATGCATTGGATAATTTACTGTAATATATCCCTAAATCAGTTAAATTAAATCGATCATCTATGTTTACACCATCAGCATATTCAAAACATGTAAGTTTATGATGAGAAAATGTTGGTTTAGAGCGATTTGTAACACTAAAGTCTGAACTATCAGTAAATACTACACCTGATTCATCTCCGTCAAATATGGAGAACTGCCAAAAATAGCAAGTACCAGTAATTCTAAAGATAGCAGATCTATCAACAGAATCATCAAATGGATTTGGAACATATTTTGGTTTTACTTTTGTTTTTCTAAGGTCAAGTCCAACTATAGATGTACCACGAGGTACAACAACACCACCATTGATACTATTAAATTTGTAAAGTATATTATCCTCTTGTGTTAAATCAAAGTTAGATGTCAAATTTAAAGATAATGTTTCAATTGCATCTGTCTGTGCACCGTTCGACCCTGACCCATCAGGAGCGACTGCTCTTGCAACACCACCTACCTCTTTAATACCAAATCCGGGTCTGTTATCAATAACATGATCTCCGGGAAATAGTAATATTGTTGTCTTCTCAATTAAATCGTTATTATTTCCTTCTACATATGAAAATCTAGCAGACTCCAGTAAAGCCCTTTGAATCGTTTTAAACGGTTGTGCTAAAGAGTTTCCCTGATTTGATATACTATCTGTTGCATCCAAGTCATTTGGATTTACATAGAGAATCCTACCCTCAGTGTTCTTTATAAAATTCTCTAACTTATTAAGTGGCATCGCTTATGTACAAAATATGTCTATGATCTATTTATCC